CCGCTATTGATCAAACCGCCAACCTTCCAACCCACGTAGCCGGCCGTCGCCAGGGCCGCGGCACTGGTGGCCACGGTCCCGCCCGCCAATGCCAGCGCACCGCGGGCGGCAACGCCCTCCGCACCGGCCAGCGCGGTTTCGCCAGCCACAGCAGCTCCGCGTGCTGCAGCAGCGACAGGTGCACGCAACAACGCTGCGACCTCAGTTTCCGCCGCTTTGGCGGTAGCACCTGCAGCCTCCTTCTTGAAGAGCGAGCCGGCCACTCGCAAGGCACCTTTGCCGAGCCCGCCGGTGATCGACGCCAGCGGCTGCGCAATGAGCGCACCCGTTGCAGCGGCACCCACCAACTTCCCTACCTCGCCCAGGCCCGCCAGACCACCCATGATGGCCGACGCCGCGCCGGGATTGTTACGCATCGCATTGTCCACGCCGTGGGCGCCGCCAGTCTTGTTCTCGGCTATCGCGCCTTGCGTAGGTAACGCGGCCGACCCGGCAGTCGCCATCAACGTTTCCGCTTGAGCATGCTGCGTGATGAACGGCGCAATGTCCGAATGGACCGCCACCACCGCTTGCGCACGCGCATCCGGCGTCGCAAGTAAGCGCTTAACGCTTTCGTCGACCTCATCCCAATGCATTACCAGCTTGGCCAACTCGGCAGCCGCAGCAGGGTCCGGCAGGAATTCCGCCATCGCTTCCTTGACCTGGGTCTCCGACGTCCGCCCCCGCTTTTTCAAGGCCGGCAGGAGTACCTCTTCGAGCCACTTCATTGGGTCGGCGCGCAGCAAATCGGCCTGGACCAAGCTACCAGCCACCACGCTATCGCGATGCTTGGTCCAATTCCCGTGATAGATCCGCCGCAACTCCGTCTCATTGCGCTTCTCGTCTACCAGGCCATAAGCATGCGCAGCCGCACCTTCCGCATCGGTCGCCTTGCCCATCAGCAGATGTTGCGATAGCCCGTTGACCGCAGCGGCGGCGGCGTCCGGTGTCAAACGCTCCATCAACGGAAACAGCTTGGCCCGACCGTCGCGGCTCATTTGCGTCGCGGTATCGCCCAGCGCAGAGATGAATGTGTCGCGGCGTACAGCATCGATCTCGCCATCGGTCCGTTCCCGCAGCGCAGCCGACTCATCGAAGTCCGCTTTCAGTTCCAAAGCATTGTGGTCATGCCCGAGCACTTTGGTCGAATGAAGAACGGCCTCGACCTGCTTTTGGTTGTCCTCAGCGCTCAGGCCATACTTGATCTTGTTGGGAGCACCAAAGTCGAGCACAACCTGCAGAGCCTTGAACGACTCGGCCGTGTCGCTCAAGGTGCCCTTGAGAACGCGCGCCACATCAGCGATTTCGTTGGCCGAAAAACTAGCGACAATGCGGTCGATCTTAGGGTCTGGATGGGTACGCGTGTCCAACAGCTTCATGTCGGCCGCCGACACCCCAAGCGATTCCAAGCGCATGTTCAGCCGCTTGTATTCAGTCCCTAGATCAGACGCGTCATCAATCAACTCAGCGCCCTTTTCGACCGGTTCCGCCCATTCCTTGGCTTCCTTAGCCCACTCCTTGATCCCACGCTCTTTTTCCGCCATCATCCGCTCCGTTAAGACGACTTACGTTCAAACCTCTTGCCATGCAAATTGCCATTCGCTTTGTTACCCTTGCCGCCTTGATCGCATCGCTATCTGCCTGCAAATCCAAATCCGATAACGCAGCCCCTGACAATTGCTGGTCCGACTATGCGCAATCGCGCCTCAATTTCGTTGACAGTAGAATTAATGCCGCAGCTCTGATTGGAGTCACATCAGGCAAAAAAATGGACCTGCCTGATATTCCAGACGCCGACATAGAAAAGACACTCAACATTGTTAAGACTGAGATTAGTAATTTTCATCAAATTTCTTATGATCAGGCATCAGATGTACACGTTTGCGGTGCCGATGCGACCATAACCTATAATTTACCACGTAGGACGCTCACCCTTGGCCCATTCCCGATTGAATTCAAACTCTACCCCTCTGAAGACAATGGCTACCATCTCAAGATTTCGAAAACCGCTCCGGAGCAGGGAAAAGGCTTGTTTACTGAGCCAACTAGGTAACGCACCATTTCATACTGCTCCAAAAGTTTGAATCGATCACTTATGGTGGCGATGTAACACATTGAACCACCCAATCGGACCCTTGAATATGATGCACCTACCTGCAGCAAGCGGCCGAAACCGCTTGCCGCAGCAAAGCCTATTAAGCTGTCAATGATTTGGGCTCGACGCCTTTCGCTCCGCCATCACTCATCTGCGCAATGCACTCAACAATTGCGCACAAGGCCTCTTCCCCCACGCGCTGCAGCAGCGCCTCATAGGCCAACAGGGAAGCCGGCTGCACGATCGTTTCGCCATCGATAACGCGCAACCAATTCAATGCGCCCATGATCAAGCGATACTTCATATTTTCGCCACCAAATACACGCTCGAAACGCGCCTGCGCCACAATATCAGGCGCCTTGATTTTCAACACACGGCCTTTCGCGTCGATTGTCGATGCCATTTCCGATGCCGGCTCCATATCATGCCGTGCGGCAGTATGAGAAATCTGGTTATTGTGTTGCATAGCCTATGCCTTTCAAGTGCACTGACAATTTTCTAATTGCTGTGAAACATAAAATGTGGCTCGCCGTTTCGCGGCATCAGTTAAACGTGAAGCGTCCGATGACGCCTCACGATTCACCATTCACATTTCACACCCCATCACGTCTCTGACTCCATCGCCCCCACCCGCCACCCCAGTGCCGATTGCTCGGCGCTGCTCACCACAAAGCGCCGCCCCAGTTCATCCTGCATCAGGTCGCCGCTACGCAGCATCACGCCGCTGGGCAGATTCGGCAGCAGAATCGCCCACCAGGGCGAGCGCACATCGCCCGGCAAGTCCACCAGCGAATGCTCGCCCTTGGTCCCCAGCAGAACGGATGCGGGAAACTGCACGACGCGCGCCACCTCATTTCCCGCCGTCATTCCACCGTAGCCCACCGCCCCCACGCCCGCCTGCTGCTGCGGCCGGAACACGCTCAACACGCGATTGCACTGCACGGCCAGGATGGGCAAGAGCGGCTCCATCGCCGCGACGAAATAGGTGTAGCCGTTGCCGCTCAGGTAGTCCCCTGCCTGCAACTGCCCCCCATCCGCCACGCAATACCAAGCCGCCCGCGCATAGCCGCGCGGATGCCGGTAGCCCATGTCTTCCGCATTGAAGCTCGCCAACAAGGTCTGCACACTATTGGCAGCCGCCAGCGCTGGCTGCAAGGCCGTCCTCGGCCGGTACTGTGCAAAAGGCAAACCGATGCGCTTCGCTGCCTTGGCATAGCCACCATACAGCTTCGCCTGCAAAGTCGTCCCATCCATCTACACCACCACCTGCACGCCGGCACCCGCCGCATTGAAGTTCGGCCCCGGCGGCACCCCCAGGAAATCGCACAAGGCCCGGCGCCACCAGTCATACAAACGCATGCGGTCATCCAGCTCACGCGGGTTATGCTTCCACACGGCTGCCTCCTGCGTATCCAGATTCACCCCCGCCCCGGCAATCGCCTGCTCCAGCGGATAGAGGTTGCTCAGGTAGTTGCTGATCAACACCCCCTCCTCATTCGGGTCCAGATTGCTCATGCGAAACTCCAGCGTCCCATATCAGGTAAAGAACCGCTGGCCGAACGCCTGCATCGGCACCCCGCCGTATACGGGATAACCACAAAAGCGGCGTACATCGATGCGCTGCTGGTCTGTCAGCATCGCTTACTCCTTCATCAACTCGTATCCAAGACCGCCCCCCCATAAGCCACCGCCGACCTGCGCCCGCCCCCTGTAGTCAGGGGGAGGGTTAGGGTTGGGGTAAGCACGTAGCGCGTCTCAGTCGCGATCAGGTCGGAAAACGAGCTTGCGAGTTTCGCCAAAAGCGAAGCGCCTTCCGACGCATGGAATGGTCAATCATCCGCACACACCAGAAAGCACCTCGCACGTAACCGCTACAAGGCAGCCAACATCAACCCGCCGTCTCCAACACCACCGCACGCTTGAGGTACGCATTCGACGCCGTCGGAATGATGTTCTGGTTCGCCGTCACATCCGTCGGCGCCACAAAGCCGCCAATGTAGTACCAGGACTGCGCGATGATCTGGCCCAGGCGATCCAGCGGCGGGCGCGTCACCTGCGCAATGCCCTCGCTCACCGTCACGATCTGCGACTCGTTCTCGAACAGCTTGCCCGTGTTCTGGAAGTCCGCCTCCACCAGGGCACCGGGGATGCACAAGATGGGGCGGCGCACATTGATGCCGCCCATGGGCTGCACGAAGGCTTCCGTGGTCGGCACGAACTCGATGCCCAAGAGGCTGAACACCGTACCGTTGCGATAGGTGTCGGAACCATACTGGCCCTGGTACAGCAGCTTGAAATCCTGGTCCGCGAACAGCTGGCGCATGGACTTGTTGTCCAGGTAGCAGACCATGCGCTCATCGGCCAGGATGGGCGCG